TTTGTTATTTTGGATGCAGCATTGGCTGCTTTTGAAATTGAATCAAATTCAAAATTATTAGCCTGCGCATCGTATGCCTGCTCTCTTTCAATCAAATCATTTCTTATTCGTTTTTGATATTGATTTCCACCAGGTTCTGCAGTTTCATTCCATCCAGTCAATTCAGAAATATCACCATTCGCATCGACAGAATATTTTGTTACCCTTGATGACTTGTAGGGTCTATTATAATCAAGAGCATTTTTTCCTCCAAACGCCATATTAAATCTCTCCTGCTTGGTACTTCTTTGTCGTAATCTTCTTTGCTTCTTCGTTACGCTTCAGCACATCTTCAATATTGGTTGTGTATGTTGGTGCAGCAATAGGTTGTGATATGCCAGCAGTATAATTAACTGGTGCTACACCTCCACCCATCGCGACTTCGCGCTCAACCGATGCTTGTGGTGCTTGACCATAAGTTCTTGCGAATTGGGATGTAAGCTGATTGCCTAGTGCTCGGTTTAAAGAATAGGCTTGTGGGTTGTACTCATACTGCCTGCGCAAGCCTTCCAGCGTGCGTTGACCACCATATTGACGCTCTAGCTGTAATCCTGCCTGCACCTGCGCAAGCTGGTCGGCAGCCGTAAGCTGACGCTCCAGTTGGCGTTGTTCTGGCATATATTTGATGCGAAGAGCATTCTCAAGCGCAGCAATATCTGGAGACTTTTCGATATAAGTTTCAAGCGAAGAACGATAGAATAACGCATTAGCCTGCGCCGATTTCATTGGATCGGGCGGGGGCGGGGGTGACGGGATGGATGGTGATCCGCCCATTAGCGTAACGCCTTTCGCATAAAACTCATATAGTCATAACTCCTTGGTTTGCCAGAACGATTAAAGGTGATCCGCTTGCGAGGACCATAACGCTCCGCTAGGAGCAACAGCAAGCCTCCCAAGGATTTAGCACCCTTTGAGGAGATCGTCAAGTCCACAAACACATTCTCGCCATCTTCGCTATGCACATAATGATTAGGCTTTTGCCCATCTTTTATGCACCTAGCCAAAGCTATCCCAGCAATACCATCATTATCACGCACAATCCCAACCATCCCTTGTTTTTCAAACCAACCAAACCACTCAGCAAGGTTAGGCCACATAGCCTCTGGAACGCCGCTTTGCTCAATATACTCAACAGCGGTCATAACGCCTTCTGTGTCTCGATGGTATCTGGGTTGGCTGCTGCCGTAATTTGGCGGATTGCCATTTTATTGGCAACAGATAAAATTTTGACATTAAGCAGCCTCCACTTTTGATACTTGCGAAGATCGCTTGCAAGCTTCTTTTTCACTGATGTTGGAAGGACGGCTGGAAGCGTAAACTCAAGTGTGAGTACAGCACTTGATATATTTAGATTTGGCTGAACATCAATATCCCCAACATCTATATCACGCTGAACGGATATGGTTGTATCTGTCGAATAGGAATCATCAAAAATTACCTCGAAATGCGATCCGTACTTAACAGCAAATGGATCTCCAAAGTTAAAGTCTTTGGTACGAACAGATGATTCATAATCAAATGTTCCAGTTGATGTTGTTGTTGTTGAAGTTCCACCAGTTGAAACAGTTGTTGTGTAAACACCGAAGTCCCTGTAGTCTGCGGTTGTTACCTGTGCTGGAGTCTTGTATCCGCTATACCTGGTGATTTGTCCTGTTGTTAATTTCATCATTAACCGCAAACCTTGGTCTTGGAAATTGGTTAATGCAAACTGCATTACATTCGGAGTCCATATTCCCTCAAATGCTCCAAGAGTCGTGTTGTAAACAATGATTGTATCGTTAAAATCATTTGACTCTGTTGGTATTGCAAGAAAGTATCTATTGTCATAAAAATGTGCGGCAGCTATTCCAATTTTTGCACTATTGATTTGCTGTATAACATCTTTAATTACCTCTGAAATTGGCAGTCCAACGGATGTGAAATCGTCTGCTGCTGAACGCACAAGAGATCTAATACCATCATCAGAAAGAAAAAATATGTCACTGTTGACCTGTACGGCAGAAGCCTCGGCAACGCATCCAGTATTGTTTGATATTAACTGAACAGTCCAATCAGCCGCACTTGTTGCATCTGGAGGAATTGTAACTTGGAAAATTCGTCTCTTCTTAAACACAATTATTCTGTTTTGATAGTATTGAACTATGGCTGTAATTTCATCTCCGTCATCTGCGTTAACAACAATGCTGTTAGTCAAATCCCAAATTGAAGCATCTAAAATATCTGATGCGTAAAGAGTATTTCTATTTGCTCCAGATCCAACCCCAAACAACCTATTCCCAGTATTTATTAAAAGTCTTAAATCAAGCGGAGGCGGACTAACTGTTGCTGTAGCTGTAGCTCCAGATCCATCTCCAATAATTGTTACAGTTGGTGCCCCCGAATAACCATATCCTCCATCAACAACAGTAACTCCTGTAACAGCACCTCCAGCTACAGTTGTGATTAGGGTTGGTAATGTTCCGCCCCAATCTGGTCCTGTCACAACTGCCGTTGCGCTGGTATATCCACTTCCTGCTGTAGTTACAGTTATTGCCCTAATTTTACCAGCTTGTCTTGTTGCAATATCTCCATCATAATAGTAAAGCGCACCATCCGAATCAGCCATATACATCTTGTCGTTAAATTGAGCCATGCTTACTTTTGCATCAAAGCTGGTTGAGAATCCGTCAGCCCATTTTTGCGCTTCGTTATCCCATGTTCTTGTGGCTCCAGTTAAATTATCCCATATTTCTTCAATTCTATGTGGCCCAGTATTTCCGTCAGAGTTAATCGCTGTTCCGTTTGAATTGATTGTATAAAGTTTTCCTTGAATTACGGCAACAAGTCTTTCGGTTTGAGATGTGTCGTAATATCGCATTCCGCCAATTGATCCTTCTTGGCTAGTTGCAGATGTGCTAAAACTTGTTACGCCTTTGCGAGTTTCTAGGCTACCCTTTGGCGATAGGGTCATATTGACTAACTGCTGAACTTGATTTTCAGCGAGCAAGTCTGATTGAAGACCGCTGGCTTGACCACCCGCAAAACTGCGGATACCGTCAAACGCCAAGAGATCGTCTAAATTGTCCGAATAATACGGCACAACGTCTCCTTTTAAGCCGAGAACATTTCTTCTATTGTTAACTCACCAAGACTTTGAGGAGTGATCTGTTTCACGCCTCCAACCTGGCTCAATTCGTAATTGGCCATCAAAGCAAGGTCCGCATTTGCAGATTGCGTAATTGATTGTGCCTTTGCATACTGCCGTTCACGCTCAAGTGCGTCTGCGTGAGTCAATGCTAAAACCAAATGATGAACGTGTGGCAAGCGAAGCTCATCATCCAGCGCGGTTTGAGATGGCGGGAAATCAACAATAATGTTTGTTCGAGTAAGGCATTTAAGTTTTTCAACAACGCGCAATGGTGTAGTTCCAGCAGTTTTAAGCCTTGGGTAAAGATTTAGTTCTGCAATGCCACTGCTGTTGCGACCTGTAAAATGGTAAGCGTCTGGATCTCCAGTACGCGCATCGTCAAGCAATCCTGGGTCTTGGCTTATGATTGTGGCCAAGTCAATCGGGTCAACCTCTGCATCGTTGTAGGAAACAGAAAGAGGGGTTTCTACATTTGTTCCAAGCGTAATCTGCCTATTTGTACCAACAGAGTAGGTTGAGTTGGTTACAGTTTCACGCCAAGGAGCAAAGTCCCATACGCGCCTGTAGGCCAAGCTTGCTGACTTTTGCAAGAATGTAAGCGTGTCCGAGTCGGTCTTGCCAACCTTCTCGCCAGCAAATTGGGCGATTTCAGAAAGTGTCATTATTGATTATGGCTTTGACGGCCATATCACGTCTTCTGGATTAACAAAGTTTTGTGGAATATTTCTTAATTCAGTTCGATAGTTTTCCCATAAATTTTTTTCTAATGGAGAATCCGATAATTGAGTCCAATCAGACTCAGAAAGCAATCTATTCCTAAATCCTCTTATAGACTCCCACTTTAACTCGTTGCTAATATTATTATTAAAAATCACGGCTCCACCTCCCACGCCTCAAAATGAGATATGCTTACACCACCATATCTTCTAGCTCCAGCATTATTTCCATTCACATATATTGTTCCAGCATCAGATCCAACTCTAACTCGATATATTCTCGATGTTGTGCTTGATGATAATTCACTATAAGATCCATTAAGTTTAATTCCATAAGCAGATGCAGTCCAGAATGGAATTGCTGTAGCATAAATAGCGTCTGCTGTTGAGTCTTTGAAAAACGCAACAGTTCCAGAATTTACAACAGCTTGACTTCCAACTCCACTCGCATCAAATTTAAGATAAATTACAGAAGTTGCTGAAATTGGTGAAATGGTTATTGTCAATACTTCATTTCCTTCTGTTATTTGAGGTATTGTATCATCCCATGGTATTGTGGTTCCACAAGTAACAACAGATG